CCGTTTTCTGTCCGCCTCCAACTTCGAACGACCACACTTTGCGAAAGTACCATCTTTTCGCTTGCTCCCAATATCTACCCAATTTTGTTTGAACCATTCTTTTAATCCCCCTTTTTTAAAACTTTTAGAAAAAGTAAAACCAATGTTTTTGCTTTTACCCTGTTTAGTTCCCTCTAAACCAAATGTAGAACTTTTACCCTCTTTAACTATATTTAAACCTAAAATACTATTAATGTTTTCTTTATCAATCTTACTAAAAGGTTTTTCCCCAGATATTCCAACAGTTACACCTTTTTTCTTTACGTTAAATTCTACTTTAGGGGATGTAACAAATTCGTCATCATAAATATTTATGCCACCACCAACAGTAGTGCCTTTTAAATAATCAGGTAAAATTTTTTTCTTCTTATTGCTCATACATACCTTTGTAATATTGTTTTAGACTTTTATTTGCATATTTTTTTCCGTCTACTTCTAAATCAATAAAACTACCTGTGTATGCAGGTTTAGGTCCTTTAAAATCTTTTCTCTTCACTCCAGAGGGATCTTTAATTTTACCTGCACATATTTTTGATGCGTAGGCATTAGCATAGGCCGAAGGGTACACCTTAAATTTACGCTTCGCTGCAGCTTTACCTCTTGGACATAGTTTTGTCATTTTATTCTCCTTCTTTAGTGGCCACTTTGAGAGATGTTTTCTCCTTATTGCGGTCGTACAACTTTTTTGATTTTAACACTTTTGGGGCGTAAGTTCTAGACCTTACGATTTTTGCGAATGGATTCTTTACCTTTTTTTGCAATGTTAACTACCTCAGTTTTTCCCATAACTTTAGCACGTTGCTCCATAACAGTTAATATCTGTATTTTTCTTGCAAATGGTTTGTTAACGTTTTTAACTTTTCTTACAGTATCTCTTGCATCTTTGGCTGTGGCAAATTTTATAGATACTGTATCCTTTGGATTTTCGTCAGTATAGAGTCTTCTATCTGAACCCTTAGGCTTTTTTCCCGTTCCTTTTTTTGGATCCATTTAAAACTCCTTTTAAAGTTTTAGCTTGTGATGCGTGTGTTTTAGAAGCTTTCGTTAAACCTTTAATAACTTTTTTTATTTTTCTATTTTTCATTCCGCCTCCTGCATATGTTTTTATTTTTCTTTTTTCGTCTCTAGCCCCTCTAAGCTGACCTTCAACTTGCTTTCTCATTTGTGATCTTCCTATCGCCATATTATTCTCCTAACCATGGTATGTATTGAGTCTTACCATCAATCCGATTAGCACGCAACCATTGTTGTCGATTATTGTTACGTGAATAACTACAATGTATCCAACCTGATGTGGGCTCACCATCCTTGTAAAATTCTAATATACCTTGGTCGACTTCTAGATTGTTTCTTATCCATTTTGCTAATTCTTTATTATCAACACCGGGTATTTCAAAATCTGCTGCAGCTGATTCATCATGTGCTGTATGTTGACTATTAACACTGCTACCAATCTCTACACAAAGCTGAGCACAACGGAATCCACTAGATATGATCAAAGGCTTATCATAATGTGAACGTATAGGTTGTAATACGTTTATTGCTAGAGCTTTTAAATTTTCTATTTGCTCTGGACTAGGATTATTATTTATTCCTTTCCTTTCGGCTGTTTGACTTTTGGTAAGTTCATCTAAAGTTATATTAGCTGTTAGTTTCATCTTTTTCCTCCTCTATTTGGTAAAACATTTTGTCTGTATCTTCTGTAGTCCAGTTTTTATTTTCGACTGTCCAATATGTATTTTGCACTTTATAGTCTGGCCAAGATCTATCAGTAGTATAGTTAGAAACGCTCCACAAGATACGATTATTAGGCTGAGCAGCATAATTGCCGTTATCAAGTTCCAATATATGTGCACACTTATGCTCTTGAGGTATTTCAGAATGTTCAGTATCAATTTCATTTACTTCAGGTGTCCCCCAGTCAACTGTAAATAAATATTCTCCTTTATAAAATTTTTTATCTTTACCAAGAAATTTTCCTCTCATTCCCCCTAAAAAATCAAACTCAGTAACACTAGGATAATAACTGAAACAATTCCACAATTCCAGCTCGTCAACTGACATATCCGGCACTTCGGCTCTATGAAACGATTTTTGGAAAAACGCTGAGATAGGCAGACGCCAATAGCACGCACCGTTTGGTAAAAGGCAATGAAATAGGAGGGATTTGCCTGTAATGCTTGCCATACCAAAGATAATGCAATCCAAACTTTCTTTTTTATATTTAGGATCCAAATCATATAAATACTCCTTCTTAACTTTAGCATAAATTGTTGGAATGTTAATATTGAGGTAAGCCATTATTCGTTATCTTTTAAACCTACATAAATTACAACACAAAGTAATAAAAAAGCTATGATAGTATTTATAGGTATAAATGGCTCCATTAGTTTAATATTTTAATTATTTTCTTTCTATCCATGTATATCTCTGTTTGAGCTTTTACTTTTTTACAACTAAACACAACCCGTTCTGGGTTTACCTCGTTTTGAGCTAGACGCTTTGATTTCAAACAATCGCTTAACGAATTTTTGTACGTGTGTTCAATCATCGAACCGTTTAAAGTTAAGATTAGTGCAAATACAGTTTCTATCATTTTTTATAATTATCCAATGTTATTATATCAGGATTTTCCTTCATGTATTGTTCTTTTAATACTGTCCAATAGCTTACTTTTGGATCAAAATCTCTTTCACCAAAAGAAGATGCAGACATAACTCCTAGCTCCATGCACGCATTAATTAGTTCAGCAAACTCTGCAGGAGGTGGACTAATCCGTGGAACTCTTTTACATTCTTTTACTAATTCTAATTGTATTTTTAATTTTTGTTTTTTTCTTTGGTCCTTTACAAACTCCTCATCACATACATCACCAATAGATTTTCTAAATCTCCAACCTAACACTTGATTTTGTGATTCGGCACTAGAGCCAGATTTATATTCGTTTTGTCTAACTTCTGTATATGCTTCCCAACTACCTTGATCACAAGTATTTGTGCCATCATTTAAGTATTCATTACGTGCTTCTGCATTTACAGTAGTAATAACTCCTACTAAAATACTAGCGATTAAGATCCTTAATATCATATGCGTGCTCCCTTACTTGATCAGCTAATTGTCTGTATAAATTTTCTGCCATCTCCCACGTAGCCTCAGCTGCAGATAATCTTGTAGCAACCTCTGTCAACTTATCTTCTGCTACTTTAAAGTCTCTTTGTAAATTAACAATGGTTTGTTTATTTGCTTCAATGGTATCAGTTAAACTTAATACATATCTAACAGATGTAAATGTTCCAGCTAGTATTGCTGCTACTACGGGTACAATAACTATATTTTTTTTGACCCATTCAAATTTAGATAATTTTATTTTTTTCATTGATGTTTACCACTACCGTTTCTAATTAGTTTCTCTACATCTTCAGTTAACTTCTCAGTTCTTTTCTTTAAAAATTCTATGTTAACAGCATTGTTTCTCATGCCCTTAATCTCTTCTTCAACATCCTCAAGTAAACCACTAACGTGCTCTACAATCATAAAAAGTTCTGCCTCTCCAGCTGATTGTCCTAACTCACCTCTTGGGTATTTGATTCTAAACTCTGAGTTTTGATCTAAATCTTTTTGCATCAATTCTATCTTTGTAGAATGTTGATTTAAGGTTTCGTGTAAGCCAAAATATGCCCATGTCCCGATGGCGACCATCGTGATCAAACTGGCTACCGTCTTCATTGGCATCTGCACGGCAGCGGACTCAGAAATTTTTAGTGCCATAAACTATACCCAAAATTTAGAAATAATTTTTTCCCAAACTTTTTTAATTTTGTCCCAAACTTTTTTTAACATTTCCATCTCCTTCTAGCTTGTCTTAGTCTTGAGTTTGGATCTTTGGCTGCTTTTGGAAACTTTTTCATTTGACCCAAACTACGAGCACAAAATGATTTACGTCTCTTTGCATCCTTAGATCCCGGTTTTACTTTACCTGTTACTGCTGTTTTAAGTTTAGAGCCTGGGTTTCTTCTTCTATAAGCTCTAACTCCGGCCTCAGTCATTCCAGCACCCTTTTCCGTAGGGCGAAAATTCTTTTTATTTCTAGGAGGCATGCCTCCTTTTTTTAATAATTCAACAGTGTACTGATTCATTATTTGTCTATAAATACAGTTATAGTCGTATTTGCAGATATAGCCGTCACTGACATACCGCCTTCAAATAAAATTCCATCTTCAGGTAAATTAGTTGAAGCAATATCGCCCGCTGGAACATCAACAACTAATTGTGCACCACTCGAGTCATTCAAAGTAACTTGTCCACCACCAGATGAATTACCAAGAATAAAACCTCTTAATCTAGTTCTACCCGCAAAAATAACTCCAGTAGCGTTTGTTCTAACTGCTTTTACGTCTGATTTAAATGCCATGTTTCTCCTATGTAAATGTTATTGTTACGCCAGCTGTTCCGGCGATAGTAGCGTGGATTCCTTCTTCAAATAAAATACCAGATCCAGGAAGATACATATCTAGACCCTCTTCACCAAACAAGTAAGTAGCAATTATAGTTCCTGTTGCACCACCAGTTCTAAAAATAATTGAACCACTGGCTGAATTACCTTTACCTTGTATTGAAGTTAATCTTGCTCTTCTCGTTGTCGCTACCATCTGTGCAGTGCCCGTTGCATGAGCACTCGACTGGTCTGACATAAAACTTGATCCACCCATAATTTTTTCTCCTTAATATGGTGCTCCCGAGGGAGCACCTATTAATTATTAGATTTTACCAATTAATTCAGAAGCATTTCTGTTCTGAGTTGTACTAATATAATCTAACGTTGTTACTCTTTGCCCTGCTGCAGAAGCTGATACTGAAGCTGCAAACATTTGCATATCATCAGTATTGATGTTCGCTGTAACAGTAGCTGCTAATACTCTGTTAACAAAAAACTCAACTTTTCCTGCTCTGTCACATCTAAAACCTACAGTATCATATTGATCATCTACTATAGTGTGTGAAGTGTGTTGAACTTGATTTGTTCCTGAAGCATTTTTAGTTACAAATCTATAAAACTGTTCACCGTTATTAGACTCAATAGAGATTCTGTTTGCAGATCTCCATCCAGAAGTTCCTGTGAAAGTTTCAACTAAACCTGTGCCATAATCAGTAGCGTTAGCATCATTATTTTTAATTCTTGCTTCGTACCAAATTACTGTACCTGGGTTAGTGATCGCTCCCGTGCTGTCTTTAGTTTCAGCTACAGCTTGAAAACTGTTTTGTGTTTTTACTAAAGCCAGACCGTTGTTGTCTGTAGTGTTAGCAGATGTTAAAGTAACTGCTCCACCAACCTCGTTAGAGATTCCAGCCGCTGCACCACCATCTGCAATAGATGTTGACCATTCTGCTGAGGGTAACGTGTTATAAATAAAATCGTCTTTATAACACACAAAGTTAGGATTATTGTCTACTGGTAAATCCTTAAACCATTTTGTTTTTTCAGATAATCCAGCAAACATTACTGGGTTTCTAAAGTGTGTACCTGCCATATTTTCCTCCTGTGTATAGCCGTTGCACTATGTCGTCTCTATACCGTCTGCCTAGTCAGTCGACATAATTAATTTATCTAGGATATTTATATTATACATAAAAAAAGGGGCGATGTGAACACCGCCCCTAAATTTGTAATACTGTTAATTAGTATTAGCTAGTTGGTAAGTTTCCGTTACCAAATACACATCTTGGATCTGAGAATCCGAATGAGTATCTTTCTCTAGCTTTGAATCTAACGTTACCAGTATCGAAGTCACCTTCAATCGCAGTTTTGATTGGAGCTCTGACAAATTGCTTAAATCCGTTAGGGATATCAGTCAATATGAAGTACGAATCTGTATCAGTTAAAAAGTTATTAACTCTATAACCTTGAGGAATCATACCCATAGAAACGATTGCATTGATGTCATTGTCCGCTGTAGACGTTCTTTGCGGAGACTTCATTAATCTTTCTGCTGTGAATTGTAATTCTTTTGGAATTATCATTTTCACACCTTGTGCAGCGATTTTCAAGCCTCTTTCGTCTACAAATGATGCGATATCAATTAACGACTGTTCTAATGAAGTTTCGTTAAGATCAGCTGCTGTTGCTAATACGTTACTGAACGTACCGCCTGTCGCTAATGGGTGGTCACTCGCTATTAACGGTTTACCATCTCCACCAGTTACTGCAGTAAATTGAGCTTGGTTTAGAACGTTAGCTGCTTTTACTTGCTTCGTGTTAGACATTGATCTTGCAAGAGCTCTTGTGTATCTCGCTGCAAGTCTGTCGTATAAGTTATCTTCGATCGCTTCTTCAGTGATAGCAAATGCTAAAGCGATTGTTTCGTGTGTGTATCTAGCTGTGAAAGTTTCATTCGCTTGATCAAACACTACTCCAGCACCTTCTTGTTTTGTTGGTGCAGAAGCGAAACCACTTAACATTACTTCTTCTTCAAAAGCTCTGTCTGATGTTTTC